TCTTTAGTTAGTGGTATAATTAGAAATAGCTAAATAGAGAAAGTCAATCTTCTGATTGATGATTACCTATTCAAGCTAAATATGAGAAATTTTCTAAAGAATATTTCAAAAGTTAACGAATTTGAATAAGGCATGAATTTTTCATGTCTTATTTTAATGTAGGAGAAAATATGTTCAATTTGTTCAAAAGAAAACAAGAAATTAAGCTCTTAAAACAAAAAGAAAAAGAACTTAACAAGATTATAGAACTACAGACAACTATAAACGAACTATGCAAAGAGGAAAAAGAAATTTTAAAAACGACGATAAAAACAAAAATGCCAAGAAAAAGAAAAGCTCCTCTTAACGTTATGAGTTATATTGAATATTAAAAGTATTTACTTTTTGTTATTTTTGTATATAATTAAAATATAAACTAAAGCAAAGGAGCAAAATGAAAATTAATGTTATTAAACAAACTTCAATCCCGGTAAAATCTACTAATAGTATTGTTTTTGTAAAGGTTAACAATGGATAATGATTTAGAAGAAGCTGCAAAATGGTATTGTGACCATGAAATAACATGTTTTGATTCTGAAGAATAGAACTACTGTTGAACAATCATTAAGTGGAGGAAAATAATGGCTGTAGCGTCTGAGCATTATACATATTGTTTAAAAAGAAGTATATAATATATATTATGTTCGGTTATATATACAAGACTACAATAAGAAACAAAGAATCATCTCTTGATGGATGCTATTACATTGGAAAAAGACAAAAATCTGAGTTTGATAAAAACTATTATGGTTCTGGAAAAATTTTAAAAGACTATAAAAAGAAATACAAAAATAAAGGTTTATATTGTGAAATTTTAGAAAGAGCTAATAGTTTAGAAGAATTAAATGAACTTGAAAAGAAATATGTTTCTAAATACATAAATGATGATAGAAATATAAATATAGCTTCTGGAGGAATAGGTGGAAATGTAATGTTCGGAATGCCAGAAGAATTAAAAGATTCATATAAAAGAAGAATTTCTGAAACACAAAAGACAAGATGGTCTAAGATGACAGAATTAGAAAAATCAGAAACTGTTAAAAAAATGATAAAGAATAGAGTTCATTGGGGAAATTCAGGAAAGAAATTCTCTGAAGAATGGAAAAAGAAGCAGTCAGAGGGAATTAAAAAATTTTATCAAGAGAATCAAGAAAGAGTTCAAGAGATTAGAGACAAAATAAAAGCTACAAAATCTACTGAAGAATATAAAAAGAAATATCATAATTCACGAGTAAAAATGTGGCAGAATCCTGAATACAGAAAAAAGAGGTCAGAAATTCAGAGAAAAATTATGAAAGAAAAGTCGTTGTCTGGTGAATTAGATAATTTTAGATTCTCTCGAAAAAGAAAGAAACCTTGGAATAAAGGAATAAAACTTACTGAAGAATGTAAAAAGAAAATTTCTGACTCACATAAAGGAAAGAAACTCTCTGAAGAAACAAAAGAAAAATTAAGACAACGAGCTATCGAACAATGGAAACATCAGAAATTAATTAAGAGAAAGGAGAAAAAATGAGCGAAAATAAAGTTTCTGACCACGTAAAATATTATACTTTACAAGAAAAGAAGCGTGATAAAATCATGGCTGATAAATTAGCAAATCAGAAGAAGAGATTCGCTGATTATCGATTTAAAGAAATCAAACAAGGTAAGTTTTTAGTTTTTGAAAAAGAAAAATTTACACAAGAAGATGAAGATAATGGAATGTCTTATAGAGTAGATTTCTATGTCGGAAATACATGTTGTAATTTTTTCTCTAATAGTTCTCATTTAGATGAGTCAATTAAAGAGATATTTGAAAAGTTTACAAAATAGTATTTATTTTTTATAATTATAAAAATGATGGATAAAATTTTTGGGAATTAACTTAAAAATGGCTATCGTCAGAAAGGAGGTTTTATGAAAAACGAATCAAGAACTTATGTTCCTCTTCACTTGCACAGTGATGATTCGTTACTTTGACTTGATGGATTGGGAAGTATTTCTGAATATATTAAAAAAGCGAAAGAGTATGGTTTTCCAGGGTTAAGCAAAACTGACCATGGACGCATAGGACTTGTAACTGATTTTTATAAAGCATGTAAAGAAAATGATATAAATCCTATAATAGGATGTGAATTTTATGTTTCTCATGGAAAATATGATGATAAAACTCCAGAAAATAAAGATAGATGGCATATCACTGTTCTAGCAAAAAATAATCAAGGTGTGAAAAATCTTTATCATCTTTCTTACTTGATGAACAAAAATGGTTTTTATTATAAACCAAGAATTGATGATGATTTGTTGTTCAAGTATAAAGAAGGATTAATAGTTTTAAGTGGATGTGCAGGTTCTGAAATAAATTCTCATCTTAGAAGAGATGATGGTTACGAATATGACTTTGATAAAGCAGTAGAAGTAGCAAAAAAATTTAAAGAGCAATTTGGAGACGATTATTATATTGAATTACAAGACCATCCTATGCGTTCAACTGGTGAACAATGGTCTGTTCAAAAATCTATAAATGAAGATTTAACAAAAATTGCAAAGATGCTAAATATTAAAAGAGTTCTTGCATCAGATTGTCATTACTCTGAAGTAGAAGACCATGATGTTCATGAAATCTTACTCTGCATTGGAACAGGTAAATATTTATCTGACAAAGATAGAATGACATTAGATGAATTTGATTTATCACTTAAATCTCCGGAATCATTATATGAAAGATGGAAAGATGATGTTGAAGTATTAGAAAATACTTTAGAGATAAATAACAAGGTTCATATTGAGTTTAATCTTGAACAACAAATTCCACCTGAATTTGTTGCACCAGATAATTTATCACATGTTCAATATCTCAAACAGTTAACTTATATTGGTGCATGTAAAAGATTTTGTAAAAATTCAAATCCAAAAACAATAGAAGATGCTTATTGTGAATTATTAAAAGTAGAACATACATTTCATAATAAGAAATTTACAGGTCAGAATATCATTGAAAGACTTGAAATGGAATTATGTGTCATTAATAAACTTGAACTTAATTCATATTTTCTAATTGTTCAAGAGTATATTAATTGGGCTAACAATAATTGTGTAAGAACTGGTCCTGGACGCGGTTCTTCATTAGGTTCATTAGTTTGCTACTGTTTAAATATCACAAGACTTAATCCATTGGGTGATGATGCTTTGATGTTTGAAAGATTCATCAATCCAGATAGAATTAGTTTAGCAGATATTGATTCTGATTTTGAAGCAAGAGGTAGACAAAAAGTTATCAATCATTTAAAAGAAAAATATGGTGAAGACCATGTTTCAGCAATCGGTGTTCAATCTACAATGCGTTCAAAAAATGCAGTAAGAGATGTAGCAAGAGTTTTGGAATATCCTTTTGAAAAATCATTAGAATTAACTAAATTGCTTCCAGATGCAGAACACACAGGTGCTCCAAAACTTAAAGAATACATTGCATCTGATGAAGAATTGCAAAAACTTTATAATAATCCAGAACAGAAATGTGAAACTCCAGAATTTAGAGAAAGATATAATACTGAACCTGAAGTTAAGAAAATTGTAGATTATGCTATTAAGCTTGAGGGAAAAATTAGAAATCATGGCGTTCATGCTTGTGCAACTATTGTAAGTCCAACTCCGATTTGGAATTTCTTCCCAACAGAAATTTCTAATGATGTAATTGCAACAACAGTTCCAATGCATGATGTTGAAGAAGGTGGTGTAAGCGGAGGACTTTGGAAAATGGATATTCTTGGTCTTTCGACGCTAGATTTGATTTCTGATACTCTAGCATTTATTAAGAAAACTAGAGGAATCGATCTTGATATTGATGCAATTGACAGAGAAGATGAAGAAACGTTAAGAGCATATCGTGAAGGAAGATGTAAAGATACTTTCACTTTTAGTAGTCCTGGTATGCAAGAAACATTAAGAAGTCTTAAAGTTGATAAGTTTTCAGACTTAGTTTTAGTAAATGCACTTTATCGTCCTGGAGCAATGGATTATATTCAAAATCTTGTTAGAAGAAAATTTGGTCAAGAAGAAACTGTTTACCTATTAAAAGATACTGAAGATATTCTTAAAGACACATATGGAATCATTGCTTATCAAGAACAAGGCATGAGAATTGCTCAAAAAATTGGTTTTACTGGTGGTGAAACTGATAATATGAGAAAAGCATTGGCTAAAAAGAATAAAGCATTTCTAGATAATATTTGGCCAACATTCAAAGAAAAAGCAATTGCATATGGAAACTCTGAAGAAAATGTTATTAAATATTGGGATTCATTAATTGGATTTAGTAGATATTCATTTAATTATGCACATGCATTAGCTTATGCATTTCTTGGATATCAAACTGGATATTTGAAAACACACTATCCTTCTGAATATTATGCTGCATATTTTAATCATGTCTCTGGTGATAAGGATAAATTAGGAAGAGCAATTAAAAATGCAAAAGAAATTGGAATTAAAGTTCTTCCACCTGATGCAGAAAAATCTGATGTTAACTTTACTGTAGACAATGAAGGAAATATTCTTTATGGATTTAGCGCAATAAAAGGTGTAGGTAAATCTTCTGAGATTATTCTTGAAAGACGTAAAGAAAAAGAAATCAATTCTGTTAAAGATTTCTTTACAATGTTTGAGAATAATGAGTTAAATGTAAGAAAAATGGAAATGTTAGCTAAAGCAGGAGTTTTAGATAATATTTGCAAGAAAGACCCGTTAATTAAATCAAGGTCTAGGTTGCTGTTTAATTTTGAAGAAATTTATAATAAGTATAAAACTAAGAAAAATGTTAAAAGAAAACAACAATCTTTATTTGAACTAGAATCAGATGAACCTAAAATTTTAGAACCATTACCGAAATTTAAAATTCAAACATTAATTTATGAAAAAGAAGTATTGGGAACATTCGTATCAAGACACCCATTGGATTATGCATCAGAAATTGAAGATGAAAATTGGGAAGAAGCTTGTAATACTCAAGAAGATTTAGAAAATAAAAGAAAGAAAACAGTGAAATGTTTAGGAACTATTGAATCTTGTAGAGTTATTACTACTAAAAAAGGACAAAAGATGTGTTTCTTAACAATGTTAGGAAAGAATATTTCTTTTGATGTAACTGTATTCCCTACAACATTTGATAAATATAAGAATATTTTGTCAGAAGGAAATAGCTTATTCATGACTAATTATGTAGATGACTACAACAATAATGACAGAAGATATAAATACATAATGCATGAAGCAAAAAGAGTTCTTGAAGTATAAAAAGTATTTACTTTTTAGCACAAGAGGATTATAATTAAATCATAAAACCATATAAATAACAAAGGAGGTAATATATGGCTTATGAATTCTATAAACTTAAAAAGGTTGATGGAAAGCTTGTATTAAAAAAGTTTTCAGAAGAATATCAAGAAATTGATGCAATCAACAAGTTTAACAATTTGTTCGAAAATGAACTAAAATCAAAAATTAAAACAAAATCAATTCAAGAAATTATAGATAAATTCATCCTAGAATATGCAATTAAAGATAAGATGTTTGATTTTAACTTGGTTCCAGAATGGATGGAATATATCATCGTAGATGAATTCGATATTGATTCTCCAAAAATTCAAAAAATTATAAAAGACTCAATTGATAAAAATTGCTTTAAAGAAAAGCGACGATATTACAGTAATTTTAGATTTGTAAAATAGTATTTATTTTTTAGAAAAAGTATTATAATTAAATAAAAGGAGATTTTATGAGCAATAAGAAAACAACTAAACCTCAACAAAACAAAGTAGATGTTCGTTGGGACGTAGTAATTACAGATAATTAATCGTTTTTGAAAGGAGCTATATGAAATTTTATGTTGTTGAATGTGATGGAAAAATAAGTTCTTTAGGATACAAAACATCACAAGAAGCTATGAGCTTTTTAAATGAGAGAACTAAAAATGCATTAGCAAATGGATATGATGTTGTAGAATATGACAGTTCTCTATGGCGTTCTTTCTTGCAAAGAGAATCAGATGGTTCAACTCATGATTATAAAATTTTAGAGATTCAAGTAAATGATTAATGTAAAAGAAATTTCATTGCTATTTGAGAGTATAGAAAATACTCAAGGAACTAATGCTAAAAAAGAATTATTAGAGTTTGCATTAAAATCTGAATACTCAGACGATTTAAAAATAGTATTAAATCATTTGTTCAATCCAATGATTTCAACTGGAATTTCTAAGACATCATGGAATTCTGCTAATACTAAAATCTTAGATAAAACAGAAAAGTTTTATTCAATAGAAGAACTTGTAAAATTTGTTCAAGAAAATAATACTGGAAAGAAAGAAACAGTTGAACGAATAAAATCTTTTGCTAATCGCTTTGAAACAGGTTATGAACAACTATTGATTTATCAAATTGCTACAAAAGACATCAATATTGGAATTTCTACTACTACAGTTTCAAAATATATTCATATTCCAAAGTTTGAAATCATGCTTGGTGAAAGACTAAACGAAGATGTAGACTTTGACAGAAATTATATTCTTACAAAAAAGTTAGACGGTGTTAATCTTACTTGCTTTAAAAGAGGAGAATCAATCTCATTCTTTACTCGACAAGGAAAACAAGTTGATGGTTTAACAGATTTAGTTGAACAATATAAAGAACTTCCAGACGGTGTATACTTTGGAGAAGCTCTATACTCAGATGAGAATGAAGCAAAAGATAGAAAAGAACTCTATCGTCTTTCAACAGGTGAGTTAAATTCTAAAAGAGAAAATAAGAAAATTTCTCATTGGATTTTTGATTATCAAACGCTTGATGAATGGGATTCTGAAAAATTCATTACACCATATTCAAATACAATTTATACACTAGAAAATATCTTCTTAAAGAGCAAATTAAAAAATATTAAAATGGTTCCGTTCGTTTATCAAGGAACTGGAAAAGAAATTGCATTCAAATTATTAAAAGAAGCAAAAGAAAAAGGTTGGGAAGGATTAGTTCTCAGATATTCGTCTTCTATTTATCAGAAAAAACGTTCTTCTGATTTCATCAAGTTAAAGCCATTTACAGAAGTAGATTTAAGAATTACAGGATTTAAAGAATTCAAGCATCCTAATCAACTCGGTTCATTTATATGTGAAGATGATGAACATACTATTAAATGCTCTGTAGGCAGTGGATTTTCTAAAGAACAGCGTTTTGAATACTGGCAAAAGAGAAACAGTTTCCTAGGAAAAATAGTTGAAGTTCAAACTATGGAAATCACTGAAAATAAAGCTGGACAAAAATCTCTTCGTTTCCCAGTTTTTATAAGATTTAGAGATGATAAAAACACTACAAATATCATGTGAGGTCACCAGAAGACGCGAGATAAACTTTTACACTAAAGTTATATAAAATATTATCTAAAAGAAAAAGTTTCTTAGAATTCATTCTAGATATCTTAAATGCAATTTTTAACGAAGTTGCAAAAAAGTATTTACTTTTTGACAAAAATGTATTATAATCTAACCATAACCAATTAAAAAATGGTTAGAAAAAATAAAGCAAAGGAGCTAAAATGAATAACAAAAGCAAAACAACTACAACTCAAAATCATGAGTCAAACGAACTTTTACAATATAAACTAAATGCATCAAAGAAAGATAATCGTAAGAATTTGATTATTGCAGTTCTTACAACTTCAATCTTTATGTTTGCACTTGGTTATATTACAAGCTATCACATGAATTGCACTCAGATGAACTTGGTTCATGAAAATGCAAGTCTTAAAGCAGAAAATGCAAAGCTTGAAGTTTCTCAGTTAAAAGACCAAGCTCAGAACAATCAATAGAAAATATTTCTGAAGATAATCAGGTAGAGCAAGTAGAGGAAGAAAAATTCGAACAAAATGGAAATGAAAGTTCGAAGGGAGATGCAGTTTCCTCTACTCTATCTGATAATTGGATTAGTTCTGAGATAAAACAACAATGGCTATCTCAAACTTCTATTTCAGCTGAAAGCTATCAATATGTAGATTTTATAGTTGGTAGAGAAAGTTCTTGGAATCCAAAAGCAGTAAATCCTAGTTCAGGAAGCTGTAGCTTGGCTCAAGCACTGCCTTGCAGTAAGATAGGAGATGAATGGGAAAATCCTGTAGTTGCTTTAAATTGGATGGATTCTTATGTAAATCAAAGATATGGTTCATGGGAATCAGCATATAATTTCTGGAATTCTAACCATTGGTATTAAAATAAAGAGGAATTTAAATATTCCTCTTTTTCTTGGTATAATTTTATTATGACAATGAAGCTCAAGAATCAAGTAAATAATAGGATTTATGTTGAGTCTTTTGAACCTGTGGAATATGGAAAAATTGTTTACGATTCAGCTGTATCTTCAACTCAACAATTGAGATTTCTTACAGAATATTATGGCAAATTTCAAAATTATTCTAGAATTGAGTTTTGGATAACAGGAGAATCAACAACTGACTCACCTGCAGGTGTTCAGCCTAGAGCTGTTGTGAGGTCTGGGACATCTTTAGTTTATCCTACTATGTTTCAATGTGGATTAGAAACATGGAATAATTCTGTGTCGCAAATAAATAGAAAACTTGAAAATGCTGGAAACTTTTGTTCTGCAAGGCAAATTGCAAACTGTTCATACACTTATCATGTGATTTTATATAATGGTCAAAGTTCAAACTATCCTACATTTTTTGCAGAAAGCTATGGCGGAAGTTATGATAATTCTACTGCATGCACAGAAGTATTTACTGGAAGAGTTCTTTCTTCTATATCAAATTTGTATGCAATCGAAATAAATCCTGTAGCACGAAAAGCTGGGTTTACTTTTAGATATAAAATGTTTAAGTAAGGAAAAGTATGTCTACTAAGATAAAAGATTATAGAAATGATGATAAGAGAATTTATCAAGAAAGTTCTGACCCAATAAAATTATTTTATTCTTATGATGGAGAAGCTACATCTTCTAATTCAACGCATTATATAAATATAAATAATCTCCACTCTTTAGTAGGAGGGACTAGTCATCTATACCAGCTTGGAACTGACATCTCAAGGTTAAGAATCACAATTTCAGGTGAATCATCTGGAACAACTTCATCAGTTCCATTATATGTATATAATAAAAGCTTTTCAAGTGTTACATGTTTTGTTCAAGGATGGGAATGCTGGCAAGGAAGTATGGCTTATATAAATAGGTCTCAAGCGAAAATCTGCGATAACAGAATTTTAGCATATAATTCATTTTTCTATGACATTAATCTTTATCCGACAGGAAACTCTTCAAATTATGTCTGTTTCACAAGTCATTCTTATGGTGGAAACTATGATTCAAGTGATGCAGCACAAAAAACATGTTCTCAAAACTGGACTGGTAGAATTCAAACATCTGCATCTAATTTATATGCATTAGTTATCACTCTACCAGCTTTACAAAAAGGTCTTAAAATTAGAGTTTACGGAGAAACTTAAATTTCATTATCAAGTTTAGAAGAAATTGAGTGCTTTACTCTTTCTCTTTCTTCTGCTTTTTTGCCATCATTAAGAAGAATTACAGGTTAAGATTTTATCCTGTTATACGATATAACTATGATAGGATACGTATATTTAATTCACTGCAATATTACTAATATGGATTATATTGGACTTCATCATTCAAATAAATTTGATAAGAATTATTGGGGTTCTGGAAATTATATCAAAAATGCAATTAATAAATATGGAAAAGAAAATTTTGAACAATATGTTTTATTAGAAGCAAATGATGATGAAGAATTAAATTCTTTTGAATATCAGATGATAGAGCAGCTTGAAACAATGTATCCGAATGGATATAATTTAGTTGAAGGTGGAAATAATCCGGTAAAATCACTTGAAGCTAGAAAAAATCAATCTCATATTACTAAAGAAGAAACAAAGCAAAAAATCAGTAAGAAAAATTTAGGCAAAAAGAGAAGCAAAGAACAAAAAGAATTCATTAGACAAAGAACTAAAGAAGCAATGTCTAAGATGAAAAATAAAGAAAAATTAGCATATTGGAAAGGAAAGAAAAATACGAAGCATTCTGAATGGATGAAGCAAGCATGCAAAGAAGGAAAAATTAGAAATAGTATGACTAATTTTACTAAATGTAGTTGTGGAAAGATAGTATATGATATTCAAATGAAAAGACATTTAGAATTTAATCACTTAAAATTTGGGCATTTTTAAGCTTTCCCGTAGTTCTTTTGTTCTTCTAGTTTTTCTATTTCTTTAATTGTTTTTAATTCTTGTGAAGTTAGTTTTCTTTCTGATGAAATATGCTTTATTCTAGCTTTTTCTTCAGCCTTTTTAGCATCATTCCATGTTGACAAATCTGAAGAGATATATCCAGTAATTCTTCTTAATCTGTTGAAAATTCCATTATATTTCCAATATCTGTCGTAATATCTTTTCGCATCTTCATCATTTTTAAATGAGCTTGTAGCAAGTTCTACTAATCTAGAAAAGTGAACAGCTGGATAAATAGATAATTCTTCAAGACCTTTGTCAATGATTTCAGAACTATAATCACCGAACTGTTTTATACTCCTAATAAATTTTTCTTTGTCAAATTTTTCAATTTCATGTTCTTTGAATAAAACAGAATCTGGTGTTTTCATCACAACTCCTTGTTAGTTAGTATATCAATTATATTCTATTTGATAAAATTTACTTATGAATATTATTCTTGAAGAACTTCACTTTATATGGAATGGTGGACCCGGAAGTGGGAATCATAATCCTGGACAAGGTAGGGGTGTTGGAAAACCAAACAACAAAACTGGTAAATTTGTAAAGTCATCATTTCCATCTTTAAAAATGTCTGAAAATAGCAAAAAATTTTATGAAAAACTAAATCCGAA